GCACAACTTAGTAAAAATGTTTTTTCTGACCCTGATCGCATAATTGATTTCCAAAGTACTGGAAAAATTAACAAGTTCCCTTCTTTGTCTACTGCATATTCTCTATCTATTGTGGGTGGCCATTTTTATTTTACTGAAAATTTTATAGTTCTTGCAGAAACAGGGTTATAACTAATGAATAAAAATATACTAGATTCAAAAATTATTGTGTATAGAAATAATACAATAGAAAATCAAATATTAACATTGACAGATATTTCTAATACTATTTCTGAAGAAAATGTATGGAGCATCTCTAGCAGCAGCAATATTTACAACACAGACCTTACGCTTAACTCTGAGATTTTATATTTAAAAAATACAGACTTTTCTTTAAATTATTTAAAAAGAAATATAAAACATTATCTAAATTCTTTTTCACTACCTTTTATTTTAAACTACTTAGATCATCTGGAATTATCAAAGCAAACAATTAAAACGTGGACAATTGCTAAAAATCTGCAAAACCTTAACTTTCATCATGATAAGGCTAAAGGCGACATTGATCATGAGTTTACAATAATTGTATTCTTAAATGAAGATTATGAAGGCGGAGGTGTTCAATTTAAAGACAGGGTAGGAAATGAAACAATAACTTTTAAAGAGGGAGACGTATTGATCTATCCATCTAACGATCAATACCTGCACAAAGCCCTACCAGTCACCTCTGGAACTCAATACGCAGCAATTAGTTATTTTTAGAACTTGGGTATTCCGCCCACAACGCTTTAAATCTTTCTCCATCTAGATATGTCCAAGAAGACCAGTCTGCTCCCTTAGCGCTCATGTGAAACGCAATCTTTGCATTAGTTACTGGATCAAGAAGTTCTTTTTTGGAATCAAGGTTAAATTTTTCTAGTCTAGCCTCGCCTAGTTCTCCAATCATGTTAATCTGGAATATTCCATAAGAGTTATCACCAGTTTTAGAGTTATTGTTTATGGCCATAGGCCTACAGTTTGATTCTTTTTGGGCTACAGTCCAAGCCATTTTCAATGCCTTGCCTTCAAACCCAATTGCAGATAAAAGTTCCTTACACTGCACTTCATTTAAAGACTTGGCGTTTTTATATTTTTGAATTATTTTTATGTGTGAGGTCTGCTCCAACATTTGCTGAGCAGCAACCTTTGCTACTAGTTCTTCTTGTTTAATTGCCTGAGCATTGCTAGCATTAAAAAGCGTTGAAACAACCAACAAAAATGCTAAGCCCCCAACTACTACATTGTCTCTCGTCACAATAGTGCCTCCTAGAACAAAATGACACCTTGCGGTGTCAATACATTAATTATACCAAGTGAAATTGGTAAAAGTCAAGTAGGTATATTTTTGATGGTATAATGTAAAATCATGGCTACTGGTTTAACGAATCCTCAAGAAATACCATATCCCTTATCAGATGATCCTGTTAATGTTCACTCTGATATGCAGGAGTTGGCAGAAAAGGTTAATGATTTATTAACTGCTCTGCAGGTTCCATACTTGTCTTTAGACGTAAGAAATGTCAGCGGGGCAGAAATAACAAAAGGAACTCCTGTATATATAACAGGATATGCAAACAGCAGAACTACAATTGGAAAATCTCAGGCAAGTAATATTAATACATTCCCATGCATTGGTTTAGCCAAAGCAACAATGCAAAATGCAAACGATGGAATTGTGGTGACCGTTGGAGTTTTAGAAAATATCAATACTTCTTCTTATGATGAGGGTGATAAGTTATACGTTGGATCATCTGGCGGACTCACTACCACCAAGCCAGCATCAGGATCTTCTGTGGTCGCAGTAGTAGCATACGCCCACGCAAGCAATGGAAAATTATTAGTTTCACCAATTAAAGGAGGAAATGCCACCTGGGGTGCTGTTAAAAACGGACTTTAAGTGTTATAATTAAATCATGGCAACAACAAGAGGCAGTAGCGGTCAATATGAAGTTGGCAATAAGCCACCAACAGTGGCATGGACAGTAGTTCGTGGAGATACCTCTGCGTTTCGTGTTTATGTAACGGATGATGCAAAGCAACCATTAAATATTCCAGATTGGACAATTACAATGAAAATTAAACGTCCAAATCTTGCTGTAAATTCTGGAGTAATTACAGATGATGCAACTACAATTATGGCATTAACACCAATTCACGATGCAGATGATGGAGACGGAGAGTTTACAGTTTCATTAACAGCAGAAGAATCAATATCCCTTCAAACAGGAGACATCTTTGATATACAACTTTCTTCCGCTGGCAATGTTCAGGTATGGACAGTTGCACAGGGTAGCATGATTATCCTAGAAGATGTAACAGATTAATGGCAAAAGCAGTCTTATCCAACAAGGGTGCTAACAAGACAAGAAATATAAGTTTAGAGAATTACGCAATTACAAAGATTGTTCCAGAAACAAGAACTGTAAGAATTAATGATGTTTTGCCGTTTCGAATAAAGTTTATTAATATTGGCGTTGAAGGATATAGTTCTACAAATGTTCCTCCAATTCCATTGCAAGTTATTGGATTTAGTAACTACATTTTATAGATAGGAAGTATATGGCGCATATTACAATTGCAACACCAATGTATGGTGGCATGTGCAGTGGCGTATACATGAAAAGTGTTCTTGAGTTAGTCAAGGCATTATCAAATTCAGGCCACACCGCAAACTTTATAGATATTGCCAATGAGTCTTTAATCACACGAGCACGAAATTTGCTAACTGAAATGTTTTTAAGATCGAACAGCGACTATCTATTATTTATTGATGCAGATGAAGGTTTTGGATCAGAAGGCATTGTAAAGATGATTTCAGAGGGAGTTGACTTGATTGGTGCTGCCGTGCCGATGAAGGGCATTAACTGGGAAAGGGTCAGGCTGGCTGCAAAAGAAGACAAGCCAGATTTAGAAAAATTTACTGCTATTTATAATGTGAATATGAGCGCTGATCAAAGACAACAATTAAAAGAAAATCCACAAAACATTGTTGAGGTTGATTATATGGGCACTGGACTTATGCTAATTTCTCGTAAGGTTTTTGAAACAATTAAAAAAGATATCTGCCAGTATAGATGTGATCAAAAAGAAATAGGCTCTATTGTTTTTGGAGACCCTATCTATGATTTTTGGCAAGCAATAATTGATCATGAAAGCGAAAGATTGTTGTCGGAAGATTATCAATTTTGTAAATTATGGAAAATGAGCGGTGGTAAAATTTACCTTGCTCCTTATGTGAGGGTTCAGCATGTCGGAACATACTGGTTTAAATAAACTAAAAGGCTTTGAGCCTGTCTACGTTATTAATTTAAAATCAAGAACGGATAGATTTGACTATATAACGCATCAACTAGAAAATAATAATCTATCTAATTATAATATTATAGAGGCCGTTGACGGAGAGAGTACAGACTGGGAAAACCTTGTTTTTAATAGACATCACTTATCTTTAGCAGATTCAGAACTAGGAGCCACCATTTCTCATCTCAGCACAATAAAGAAATGGCTTGAAACCTCAGACTCTGAGTATGCAATTATTATAGAGGATGATCTTAGTTTTGAGACAGTAAAATATTGGAATTTTACTTTTGAAGATTTTCTTAATTCTATTAAACCTAAATATGATGTTTTACAGTTTTGTATTATTCATAATTTTCAAGTTAACACTTCATTCCACATGAGAGAGCATAGAGACTGGTCCGCTGCCTGCTATTTAGTAACTAGGGAGGGCGCCAAAAAAATAATTGATAAGTACTTTGTTGATGGTAGGTATGTTCTGCCATCTGACTATAAGGCTCTTGCAGATTTTATTATTTACCACGGCGTCAAGTGTTATTCTCAGCCACTATTTACATACTCTGTAGACCTTGAAACATCAATTACTACTCCTGACAATACCAAAGAAGACAAAGAGAACCCCGATGGAATACATCATAAATCCAGAAGAGATGTAATGTCTTTTTGGGAGCAAAATGGAGTATCCTAACTGGTTTAAACCACATAGTAAAAATTTTGAATATGGCTTAGGTAGATATAAGCAAATGCCAAACCTTAATTTTTTACAGATAGGTGCCTATACTGGAGATGCTTCAGAGTGGATATTAGAGAATATACTTACAGATTCAACATCTATTTTAACCGATGTTGATACTTGGAAAGGATCTGAAGAACTTATTCATAAAGAATTTGACTGGTCTAATATTGAGTCTTTCTATGACAAAAGAATGTCCAAATTTTCAAATATTAAAAAATACAAAGGGACAAGCATTTCATATCTACAGTCTTGTACTGAAAAGTTTGACTTTATATATATTGATGGAGATCATACGGCAGAAGCAGTTTATCAGGATGCAGTTCATTCTTTACCGCTTTTAAAGCGGGATGGAATATTAGCCTTCGATGATTATCAATGGAAACATGATACTGAAAACATTGAATTAGAACCAAAATTGGGCATTGACAAGTTTTTAGAAGAGAATAAAGACAGTGTTGAAATTATAATTAATAATTACCAGGTTTGGATAAAAAGTCTTTAAAATAATGTTATAATAACACCATGGCAATCGTATCCCTATCCACAGTAAAGACCTTATTTCAAACTGGTGATCGTCCAACACAGACTGATTACGAGAAATTAATTGACTCTACCGCTGCCCAGTCCACAGACTTGGGATCTTCTGGTAACAATGAAAACACAATTTCTGGCATTGAAAATGCTACAGTAATTGATAGTTTTGATGCAACAGTATGGAGAATGGTTAAATATATCATCTCTATTGCAAAGACTTCTGCTGGCGATAATAAATACTATGCTACAGAAATGACAATATTGGTTGACGGTTCAAATGTAAACGTTAGCGAATATGGAACAATTGACAACAATGGGAATATTGGAACCGTTAG